TCAGCTTGGTCGACCTTCAGCCGATCGCGATGGCGCTGCGAGAGGCCTATTTGGCCTTCTCCCAGGTCAAAAGCCAGATCTACGAGTTGACCGGCATCTCCGACATTCTGCGTGGCGAGACGTCACCCAGTGAGACGGCGACGGCTCAGCAGATCAAGAACAGCTATGCCTCTCTGCGTCTGAAGGTTTACCAGGACGAGGTGGAGAAGTTTGCGACGCGCCTGCTTCAGCTGAAGGCGCAGATCATCTGCAACAAGTTCAGCCCCGAGACCATCGCAAAGCTAGCGAGCGTCGACCAGTTCAGCGATGCCGACAAGCAGCTTGTCGCGCCTGCAATGCAGATGCTCAAGAGCGGCGTTCTGCGCTCATTCCGCATCGAAGTGGCCACAGATTCGATGGTCTACCAGGACGAGCAGCAGGAGAAGCAGGACCGGATGGAGTTCCTGAACGCCACCGGCAACATGCTCAAGCTCGTGATGGAGGCGGGGCAGATGAGCCCGGTGATGGTTCCCCTGGGGATCGAGTTGCTGAAGTTCGGCGTGACCGGCTTCCGCGTAGGGAAGAACCTGGAAGGAACCATCGACCAGGCGATCGAGCAGCTGAAGGCAGTTGCGCAGCAGCAGATGCAGCAGCCGCAGAAGCCTGATCCGAAGATGGCCCAGGTCCAAGCCAATGCGCAGCAGGCTCAGGCGGCGATGCAGGCGGATATGCAAGGCAAGCAGTTGGCCGAGCAGGCAGAGACCGGCCGCGAGCAGATGCGCCTCGCGGCGGACCAGCAAGAAGCCGAACGCCAGCGCCAGCACGAGGCGCAGATGACCATCCTGAATGCGAAGCTGCAAGAGCGGGATTGGCAGTACCAGCAGCAGATGCAGGCTCAGAACAACCAGCACGCGGCCGCGCTGGCTCAAGTTCAGGGAATGCTGCAGCAGGTCTTGCAGCGCATGAAGGGTGACACAGCTGTGGAAGTGGCCGAAATCAGTGCTGGCGCCACGTTGGATGCGGCGCAGGTCTCGGCGGCAAGGAGCGCAGATGCGTAAACGGTGGATCTACGTCAACGGCCAGGCGATCCCGGCCGAAGAATACGAAGCCCAGCCCCAAACGGCTGGGTTTTTCGTTATGGATGACCTGAAGCCGTACAAGTCGATGATCACGGGCGAGATGATCGAAGGGCGCGCCGCCCATCGCGCTCACCTGAAACAGCACAACAAGGTTGAAGTAGGCGACGCCTTCGATAAGGCGACCCCGAGGCCCTACACCGCACCTGCGGGGCTGAAGGAAACCATTGCACGGCAGGTGTACGAGAAACTGAGGTATTGAGATGCCGCTCCAAAGCAACTTGATGGGCGCTGGATGCCCGGCCCTGCAAGCGCAGGCGTCGGTCGGCATCCTGAACAACAACTCCAACGCGTTGACGGCGACGGGTTCGAGCCAGGGCACCGCGCTGGCGCTGCCCAGTGATTTCAACATCTTCACGACCGTCGCTGCGTCGACTGGGACGATCCTGCCGGCCTCGGGGCCGCAGTGCAATCCGGGTGACACGTACATCGTGGTGAACCATGGCGCCAATGCGCTTTCGGTCTATCCCCCGACTGGCGGCAAGATCGCCAACGGATCGGCGAATGCGGCCATCTCTGTCGCTGCAACCAAGACCGCGACCTTCCTTTCGCTCGGCTCTGGCAACTTCGCTGCCTCGGTGTCGGCATAACGGCTGTCTCCTCCTGAGCGGTTGCCGCTCATTCACGGGCCCCTTCGGGGGCCCTTTCTTTTTCTGAGGTTCAAATCGGATGACAACTCTCCGAGATGCACTCGCGTCCGCGATCGACAAGGCCGAAGATGGAACGCTTCAAGCGCCGACTGAAGCCTCAATCGAAAGCGACGACCAATCTGGCTCGGTCGCACCGGAAAAGAGCGAAGAAGCTCAAAGCTCTCGAGCTCGCGACGAACAGGGCCGCTTCGCCGCAAAGACCGAGCAAGCCGAGGTAACCCAGCGCAAACCGCCGTCGTCCTGGAAGAAGGACTACTGGGGCCACTGGGACAAGCTGGGGACCGATCCCGAACTGAAGACGCTGCAGGACTATATCGAGCAGCGTGAGGGCGAGTTCGCAAAGGGCGTCTCAACCTACAAGACCCAGTGGGAGCAAGCGCAGCCGCTGGTGAAGGCGCTCGAGCCGTTCATGGCGGATCTGCAGCGCTCGGGGATTCCGCCGGATCGCTGGATCCAGAACCTGGGCGCCGCGCATCACGCGCTGTCGGTCGGCACGCCCGAGCAGCGCGCCCAGATGTTCGTGAAGCTGGCCAGCGACTACGGAGTGAATCTCCAGGGCCTGACTGGCAGCAACCAGAATCCGCAGATTGGTTACTTGGCGCAGGCCTTGAACCAACTGCAGAACCAGTTCCAGCACTACCGCGGTCAAGCAGAGCAGCAAGAGACCGCGCGCATGCAATCGATGATCGATGAGTTCGCGGCGACCGCGCCGCACTTCGAGGCCCTGAAGCCAACGATGAGCGAACTACTCCGCTCGGGCATGGCGACGGACCTCAAAACCGCCTACGACAAGGCGATCCGACTGAACGATGAGGTGTGGCAGCAGCACCAGGCCGAACAGGCCAAGGCTGCCGAGGCCTCGCGCCAGGCCGAGATCGCCAAGAAGAAGGCGGCGGCTGTTTCCCCAAGGTCTACGAGCCCCACAGGTTCTATGGCTGCTGGCAACGCCAAAAAGGGCCTGCGTGAGCAACTCTCGGAAGCATACGAGTCGGTTGCTGGCGGGCGTTTTTAGTCCCTGACTGGAGAAAGCTATGGCCTTTGCCAACAGCGCCGTCACCGACATCGTGGCCACCACCATCCAAAGCCGCAGCGGTGAACTTGCAGATAACGTCCTCAACAACGACCCGCTTCTGTTCAAGCTGAAGAACCGCGGGAATGTTCGTCCGTTCAGCGGCGGCAACGTGATCTTGGAAGAGATCATGTACACCGACTCGACGACGACCAACGTCAACTCCTACAGCGGCTATGAGACGCTGAACATCTCGCCGAACAGTCCCATCAGCGCGGCCCAGTTCGCGATCGCTCAGTACGCTGGCGCGGTCACGATCAGCGGCCTGGAGATGCTGCAGAACAGCGGCAAGGAAGCCATCATCGATCTGCTAGAAGGTCGCGTGATGGTGGCCGAGAAGCAGCTGCAGAACCGCATTAACCTCGACCTGTACGGCGACGGTACCGGCAACAGCGGCAAGAACCTGACGGGCCTGGCGGCGGCGGTTCCCGACACGCCGACGAACGTGTACGGCGGCATTGACCGCAATACGACCATCGGCGCGTTCTGGAAGTCGTCGAAGTTCTCCGGCGTCACGGACGGCGGTGCGGCGGTGTCCGCAGCGAACATCCAGCAGTACATGACGCAGCTCGCGATCAAGCTCGTTCGCAACAGCGACCGGGCGGACCTGATCGTCGCGGACAATAACTACTACGCGCTGTACGTCAACAGCCTGCAGGCCATCCAGAAGGTGACGGACACCGAGATGGCTGGTGCCGGCTTCGCCAACCTCATGTTCTATGGCGGCGGTGCGGCTGCGACCGTGGTGCTCGGCGGTGGTATCGGTGCACAAGCGACCGCGAACCACATGTTCTTCCTGAACACCGACTACATCAGCTTCCGCCCGCACAAGGACCGCAACTTCGTGCCGATCGGCGGTGAGCGCCAGGCGGTCAACCAGGACGCGGTGGTCAAGCTCATCGGCTGGGCCGGGAACCTGACTTGCCGTGGCGGCCAGTTCCACGGCGTGCTCATCGCCTAAGGAGAAACGAACATGGCATACACCGTCACTCCTCTGATCGGGCTCGATCTGGTCAATACGACCTTGGGCACCGACATCAGCGCCGGCAACAAGCCGATCCCGGGCCTGCTCGGCACGGAAGTCTTCGGCTCGGACGGCAAGCTCTACGTCCTGGCCAAGGCCAACGGCTCGATCTCGGCATCCACGGCCGTTTGCACGGTCAACGCCTCGACTTTCCTGGCTACCAACTCCGGCGGCTCCTACACCTCGCCGGCGACGGCGATGGTCGCGGGCGACTACGGTTGGTTCAGCAAGGCGTCTGTCTGATCCGCAAGGATCTCAACCGCGGGGCTCCGGCCCCGCTTTCTCTGATCACTTAGGGAAACCATGCGACCGAACCCCGAAGACAACAACCTCACTGTCCGCTTCTACAAGGACAAGGTGCAGAACATGTGGAAGTCCGAACAGGAGGGCCGTCCCATTTGGGAGATGGCCGATCTGATCGAAATCCAGATCCCCGGCAACTCGACGCTGATCCAGCGCACGCTGGCGACCGACTACTACAAGCGCCGATTCCCGGCCGAGTGGAAGCACTTCCAGGACACCGAGGGGAATGTGGAAATGGTCAGCGGCACGCCGCTGTCCGAGTGGCCGATCCTGAACACTGCTCAAGTGCAGGAACTGCGCTACTTCAAGTTCTTCACCGTTGAACAGATCGCCGGCGCATCGGATCTCCAAATCAACGGCCTGGGCATGTCTGGCGGACTTTCTCCGATGGTCCTGCGCGACAAGGCGAAGGCCTATCTCAGCGCGGCTAGAGACTCGGCGGCTTCCCAAGCCTTGGTTGATGAGCGCCGCCGGCACGAACAGGACATCGCGGATCTGAAAGCGGAGATTGCTCGCCTCAGTGCCGCCCAAGTCGAAAAGCGTGGCCCGGGACGGCCGCGCAAGGAAGTGGCTGAAGCATGAGCATGACGCTGCTGGCTCTCGTCCAGCAGGCAACTGGCGAGATGGGGCTGACCGTCCCGACCGCAGTCGCCGGGAGCACGAGCGCTGACACGATCCAGCAGCTGGCCCTGCTCAATTCGGTGGGGATGGAACTTGTCCGTGAGAAGGAGTGGCAGGCCCTTTCCAAGCAGTACACTTTCACGACTCAGTTCCTGAACACGACGGGCAACACGACGCAGAACAGCGCTGTTGTCACCGGCATCCCGTCGACCACCGGCCTGGACACGACCTATCAGGTCTCGGGTACTGGTTTCACTCAGGACGTCTCGATCCTGTCGGTGGATAGCCCCACACAGGTGACCCTGACGCAGACCTGCTCGGTCACGCAAACTGGGGCAACCCTGACGTTCGGCAAGACGAAATACTCGCTGCCGAGTGACTACGACCGGCAGACCGATCGGACGCACTACGACAAGTCCAAGCGGTGGGAGATGCTCGGGCCGGAGACTGCCCAGCAGTGGCAATGGCTGAAGTCCTCCTACATCTCGACGGGGCCGCGTATCCGCTATCG